ACCACTGGCATAAGCCTAGTTCGGGTTTCGTCAGATGGGACGATGAATCACTCATTTACCACGCCCACGCGACCCAGCTGGGCCACGGGAGCTGCGGCTGCGGCCTTCCGCCTGCCGCTTACTTGGGCCACTTGTTGGTGCCCTGGCTTGATTTCCATCTCGAGCTCCGCCAGCTGTTGTTTTAGCTGGCGGACCCGGGCGGCGACGTCCGCCTCGCCCAGGTCCAGCTCCTCCCCGCGAAGCGCTGCTGCGACTCGCGGTTTGATGAGCAGGCTGTTCGTCGCTCGATACGCCCGCTGGTGCTGCACGGTCAGGAACTCGCAGAACGCTCGCAGATCCTTGTTGACGTTGGGATCCGCGATCATGAGCGTTTGGATCGTTGCTTGCGTCTCCTGAGCCAGCTGCTCCAGCTTGGCTGGAAGTGACTTGATTAGCTCGTAAGCGCATGACATGTTTGTCATTCTGAAATACACGATCGTCCACCCGGCCATCAGCCGGGCCCTCCAAGTCCAGTGTATCCTTGTAGGGGTTTGGTTCATTATCCCGGTTGATGGTAATATCCGCCCAGACGTCAGTGATTTCTCCTAGACGCTGATCCAGAGACCGAAGTGTCTCGAGGTCTACTCCGGTACGTGCGGCCGCACACTGGAACATAAGATCAACGTCCTTGACATCTTGGGGCCAAGCGCCTCCAACAGTCAACCAATACGGCTTTTCGCGGGAATGGGATTTTCGCGACCTCCTCTTGGCGGCATCCTCGGCTCCGCCGGCCTCGTAAACCCGCTTAACCATGCGACAATACGCGCCAGTAAGCGGGCTCAGGCCGTCGGTGACGAGGTAGCCCTCAACGCGATCGATGGCAGCCGTTGCCAATGGTATTGTTGGATCGCGCGTCGTCAAGTGGAGCTTCCTCCAGGTACGCAAAGGGTCCTGGAAACTTGTGGTCGACGTGTAGGGGTCGGGATAAACACGGGCGAGGAAAGTGATGCCTTGTGCCGGGTCGAATCGCTCGATTTTGAGGACCATCCCCACCTCGGCGGAAACCTTCGCATAGTTCTTAGCGAAACGTCGCTCGAAGAGGGAATCGTCCCCAAACGCGAGACCGATGAGCCGGAAAGCATCGATTGGTGTCAGCTCTGGGTGTGTCATTCGAATGGAGCAATATTGGAGGAAACCATTGCACACGGTATTCAGGTCGCAAGTTGTTGGCGACCCGCTCTTAACGCCGACACCCGCGTCATAAGCAAAACCGAATCGCTTCGCCCTCGCGGGGCATGAGACCAGCATGTCGGTATACGACCTGAGGTCTCGCTGCGCTCGGTGATTGAAATAACGCAGGTAGACGGCGTTCATGACGTGGCGTTGTAGCCACTCACTAACCGTGCCATCAAAGTTGGAAAAGTCTCCCTCCGATGGTTCTTCAACACCGGACACGTAATCAACCACTTTTGTGGCGATCTGCTCGGGGGTCAAACCCGGGCAAAACCAATGCCGGTTGTGCTCTGCATGCAGCACCTGATCACGGAATGCCAGCGTATAGCTGGAAAACCGCAGTAGGAACCGCATGTCAGCGAACGACGAGATGATACGGCCAGCCTTCATGGTCGGTTCGTTCTTCACGAACGCTTCGATGAGCCTTCTTGGGGGCATGTCGACAGTCTCCCACACCTGTTGGATGGCGAGGGTCTGGCTTGGTTTGTCCAGCATGGCGGCGGTGTCCTCCAATGAATAGGGGACTCCGACACCACGCTCAGGCACAACCAAGTCAACGAACTCAATGGCATAAGCCCTGAGCCGTTTTCCAGGAACCTTCGGATTACGTTGGAATGTAACCCGGCGGTCCAGCGACAACGACAGCGTCTCCCAGCGCTTGATCATAGGCATCATATTTTCGTCAGATACCAACGGGCTGGCGTACACCCGAGCACTAACCTCCGCCTCGTCAACTTCGACGTGCGCTGGCCAGTGGACCTTGGGATTTATGGCGCGGCCGATCCTGTCAGCGTCGGCAACTTCAACATTCTTGCCCTGATAGTATTGGGCAACCGTCGCGAGTACACTAGGATCAGTGTACTTGAGCCCGATCATGCGGGACGACAACGACTGCGCACTCGACAAACCCATAAGCATGTCGTAGTGCACCTTTGGAATCGTCACGCAATGATCAGCTCCTTCGCGACCAAGGCTGATATTAAGGCCTTCGGACCCGGTCGAGACGATGGAATTCCAACCGGGCCGGGACGTGTCCTGATAACGCACACGCCGAAGCGTGCGCGTATGCAGGTCCGTCGGAATGAAAGTGAAGCGCCAGTAGCTTGCTACAGGCAGACACCACACCAAAGCGCGATGGGGCGATTGCGGCCATGGACGGCAGTAGTGAACTTTGTGGATCTGCGACTTGGTGAGTCCAACCGCCCGGGCGAACCAAGCAAGCCAGCTCGCGTCTCGGGTCTCGATGAACTCACCAAACGCGCACCAGTCCCAAACTTCATGGGACCAAGATCCACCGCCACTAACATCAAACGTGACTTGATTGTTCGTGATCCGGAAAAAGGAGTCACCGTCACGGCCAGCTACTTCAACAGGATTGAAGGTGTAAGCCATGAACGGGACACCACGACCCAGGTAGCGGTCAATGTCACGCAGGTAGTAATCGATGTCGATGGCAACTACCACATCACCGTCTTGGATCTTATCTTCAGTAGCCGCTCTCACGAGGTCAGCGGCGGCATAATGTTGGTGGCTTGCCGCCTCAGCTGGTGATTGCCTCGCGGGGCTGATTTCGTAATGACGAAAACCAGCGGCCCTTATGGCAAGGGAAATAGTCTCCCTCGCGACATCACGCGTTCCCCCGGAGATCGGATGCCCATTATCCGCTTTCCGCGCGTGTTCTGCGGAAACGATGGAATTTTGCGGAAACAGGCTGATCTCACGGTCTTCTCGTGTATATTCAATGATGGCCCTCTGAAGGGCCATCGGCAGACGGTGCTGCACCACCGTGGCGTATGGTCCGATTACCAGGAACGCCACGAGCGTGCGTCGATGCACGATTATTTTGTACACCACGCAGGACCCCGCGACCAGCGCCAGCGATTTGGCTAGTGGCACGCGGTATCCTAACGCACGCGAAACGATGTTCAGAGCGCTCGATGCGCCGTTGATGATTGTCTCGTAGTTCAGCATTTTGAGTTTTGGATTCAATAC